GGTGACTGGAGTTCAGACGTGTGCTCTTCCGATCTGTTCCCCAAGTTAATAGTTTTCGGCTGATGTGGGGGAGGGTAAATTTTTTCCCACCAATCAAAAATAAAATTTTCCCATTGCGGGATATCTCGGTTTTCGGGATTATTATGCAGATTAATGATACATTCTTCTTTTGGTGTGTCAATGAATATTTCTCTTGCGTCAAGTGACTTAATAAGCCGTTCACGTTCTCCTATAAGAGGATAACCGCCTATTATATAAGCATTTAACCAGTTGCCACGCCTTACTCTGACAGCGTCTATAAGGTTGTCACGAACCATAAACGCAACGCCCTTTAATCTGTTAGGTTTGCTGTATCTGTCCTGACCACTTATGCATTGCCATATATTATCCATATCAATAATTAAATCGCCTGCATTCATATTCTCTTTGACATAGGTTGTTTTACCGCTGCACGGCGAACCATATACAAGATATACCTGTTTTGCGTTTATGCCTAACTTGTTATGTATGATGTTGTGACACCTGTGATGTACAAGCATTATATTGTCAGGATTCAAGGCAATGTTTGCGTCCTCGACATTTTCTTCTGTAAGCTCTATGATGTGATGTCCTATTGCGTCATACTTCTTTACAATAGGTTTTCCGCAATGCTCACATATATTGCCACGTTGTAAGCGTATAACTGCCATAAGGTCAACCCACGGCTTCGACCTGTAAAAACTACTAAGCATTAAAGTGACCTATAATGTATTTTTACTTTTTCAACGGACTGTGGTTCATTAGTCCAATTGTAAAAAGCTATTTTAAAACTATTCCCTGTAATTGATTCAATGGTTGGAATAATGCCCCAATGACCTGCTTCAATCATTGGTATAACGGTTGTGTCAGCGTTATTAATAACAGTGGAAACGGATATTCCTGCCCCTAGTGGTTCAGAAGAGTCCATTGTAGTGGTAATGTTAAATCCCAATGCTATCTTATCCCACTTCATAGCGGTTTTTATCCAGTTACTACTATCTTCGGCGACAAAATGACAAACATATGTATCCTGATTGAAAAGCGGCTCAAATGTAAATATAGCTGAATTATTTGTTGTGTTTGTCCTTATAGTCAAAACACCATTACCGCCGCCAGGCAAATTTCCGTCATTAACATATGTTACAAGTATGGCAGGCTTTGCCATATTTTGTGCAACTGTACGCATATCACCTACACCCTGACAATTCGGGACTTGATTATAATTGCTGTAAGTTTTTATTTTTATGTTTGATTCTGTTTCATTTGCAGACGTATTTATTGCGGATTCAATCTGCTGTTTTGTCATAGTTTCCAGCCAGTTCTTATCGCCACGAATTGCATAAACTTTATCTTTATCCATAATATCACCTACCATTCATCATTAAACATTCCCTTGCCTTTTGCAAGGAGTTCTGACGCTCTTAATCTGTTTTTTATCTGTTCATCTTCATCATTCATAACATTTGTCCAGAAGCTTTGAATTTCTTCAATCGTTGCTATTTTCTTTTCGCTTGTAAGGCTGTTAAGATACTGTATATACTCCTGTACGCCACCAGATGCCACGACTTTGTAAGCGTTACCCCTTGCATATCTCGGACTATATCCAGCCATTATACAAGCTTTCTCAGCGTTTCCCAGTGCTTCACCGCAATAATATGTTGCGACAGCTTTTGCTCTTTCGTTTACGTTCGGCTCTTTCACGTTATCACGTTCTTTTTTACCCGTCTGATTCAAGGTTCATCAGTGCTGAAATTCCTGCCGAAAAAGCTGATGCACCCAAGGCAATAAGCCCTGTTTTGGCGGCTGAAATTGCCGTGAAGTCAACAGTTGATATTCCCACGGCAACAACACCTATTGCAGTTTGAAAAAACGTTCTGAGCATTCTTTTCAATGTCTGTCTTGTGAATTTCATCAAATCACCCTTTCTTTTCGAGGTCTTCAATTCTGTGGTTTGCGACTTTTATCTCTTCACTTAAAACGGCGGTTATCTTTTCGATGTCATATTGACGCTCTACAAGATGATTATGTTTTTCAACCTTTGTTTCAAGTTGTTTCAGGCGGTAATTAATCAGCTTCAGACCGCTGAACGTTCCAAGTGCTGTTCCAAGGAGCGAACAAACCGCAACCCATACTTCTGTATTCAATAAAAATCCTCTTTTCTTTTTCTCTTTTTTCTCGTTGATAAATATTATATACCTATTTTTTATTGTTGTGAAGTAACAGTTTTTTGCCCTCTTTTTGCTTTAAATTTGCTAAAAAGGCAAAAAAATAAAGCCGAAAGTTTTTTTCTTTCGGCTTTGGGGTTATTTTGTTGTTTTAATTTCCGTGGTTGTACGCAGAATAATCAAAATCAAATCCTATTATGTAATAAGTTGCACAGGAAGAACAATCCTGATTTTTCACTCCAAGCATTCTACAATTCCCGGAAGAAAATCTGAATACAATTATTTTTTCATCAGGAGATAATTCTAAATTATTTGGTGCGAACCTAATGGCAGTGAAATCAAGTGTTTCGATACCATTGGTTCTCCTTTGGTTATACCAATATTGCCATGTCTGCTGACTTATTTCTATTAATCTTTTTGTCAGGTCAGCTTGCTTTTCTCTTTGCTCCACTTTCATTGTATTGGTGAAATAGTCAAAATTATAGTTGCTATTCTTTGTCAGATAAATGAAAGAAAAAGAAGGAGTGCTCGGGCAATTTCGGCTATTTTGTAATCCGGATTTTATTCCGACCTTTTTGGAACCGTTTTTTATCTTTCCCATCTTAATCTTCCATGTAATTTTCTTTAAAATAGCGTTTTATGGATTCAAGAGAAATGACACCATTTCTTTTTGTTTCTATCCAAGGTGTTTCTTCGTGTGTCATATTTCTCAATTTCCAAGCTGAAAATTGACCAAACTCTTCATAAACTCCTTCCAAAATTGAAGCTGTTGAATCATCTAATTTGTCATAATCAAAGGTTCCTTCATACTTGATACCATTTGAACCATTCGATTTATATTCATGATAAATATTTGGGACAACAGGTCCATGTGTCCAGGCTTGTATTTCATCTTCAAACAGAGGCTTATCTGTCAATGCAAGAGTACAGCCTTGTGCATAGTATAATAATTTTTGTAATTTCAGGTTCGTTATTTCTTCGTCAGAACCATCTATAATATCTTGGCGATTCCTTGCAAGGAACCATTCTGCAATATATTCTGCTGTGTATTTCATAGCATATTCCTCCTATCAATTTTACCTTAACGCATTTATATACCTCTCTTTAATACTATTATACACGTTCTAACTGGAAAAATCAATACATTTTTCAAAAAACTTTTGAAAAACACTTGACAAACACGTTAAAATGTGGTATAATATAATTACAGTAAAGGAGGTGAGAATGTGGCAAACAAAAAAAAGTCTAAAAGAAAGCTGAGACCGTCAATCAAACGCTTCCTGATAGACTTATTAACAGGATTGATTCTTTTGATTATAGAATACAAGTTCTTTAATTAAGAATCAGCAAGGGGAATCCACTCTTCCCCTTGTGTTATCCAGTATATCACAAATTAAAATGTTTGTCAACAGAAAATATGAATATTTTAACTGTTATAGGCGGTTGTCTTATTGCACTTGCTATTGACCATCTTGTTCGTGCATTAATTGAATATTTTGGAAGTAAAGGAGAAAAAAAGTAATGAAATTCAAGTATTACAAAGAACTTTGCGGTTATACAATGCAGTCACTTTCAGACAAAACAGGCATTCCAAAACGTACTCTTGAAGATATCCAGAAGCGTGGTGACTGCCTTGTTTCAAATGCTCTGAAGCTTGCTAAAGCGTTTGAATGTACTCTTGATGATTTGTTTGGTGATAACGATACAAGCAAATAAGATAAGTACTCATTAAAAAAAACCGGACGGCGCAAATTTGCTCCGTCCTTTTTTATTTTATATTTATTCATTGTCAAGCTCTTTCGCATACTCTTCCGGAAACAAAAAGCCTTTTATTTCGTTTATCAGCCTTTGTCTGTGACGTGATACGACACTTGTATTTATATCAAATATTTCTGCTATCTGTTCAAGTGTCATTTTGCTGAAATACTTGCATTTTATGATTTCAAAATAATAATCATTTTCAACAGCTTTCAAGGCTTTTTCTATTCTCCCGCAAATCTGCACCGCTTCGGGGTCTTTTTTCCACATCGGATAATTATATAAAAATTTTTCCGTTTTCTTGTATGTACTAAGCTTTTTTTCTTTTATCAGTCTTTCGGACTGTAATTTTTTTACTGTTTCATTTACCGTGATTTCAATTATTTCTTTTATGTTCATTTCATCACTCCAGATAATTAAATTATACTATATTTTCAACAAAATTACAAGTTTTTAATTTTATTTTTTTCTCCTTTGCCTCAGTGTATCACGCAGAGCTTTTTTGCCCTGCGTGGTTAATATTTCGTCTGACTTTATAAGTCTTCTTATAAGAGCTGTTGGAAGCTCCTGCAAGCATTCCACCGCCCTTTTATAATTTCCTTCGTCAAAGTTCTTCCTGCTGTTCATTTTCTTCCTCACAATTTGCAAACTCTACAAGTATCCTGTTTTCTTTTGCATCTTTTACAGTGCTGTAAATCTGCTTGACGTATTTTCTGCTGTCGTTTTTTAATATTCCGGTTTTTTGCAATGCGTCAAGTATAAATTTAACAGATGACTGGATATTATCAACATCACGCTTTTTCGTTTTCTCAAAAAATGTTATTACAAGTTCGCAGGGGGTTTCTCCCATTGGTTTCAGTGTTTTGTTTAAACAAGCTTTGTGGATAAAATGGATTATATTATCTTCAATTCCTGTTTTAAACGTTGCTCCGCCGTATCGGCTGCTTCTGCAAGCATTTATATATTCGTTCAGACTTGGCAACTTCATATCTATGTAAAAATGCATCTGTTCTACTCCTCTTTTTTCAGCTTTTCGGCAAGGCACTCTTTGCAGAGCTCTTCACCGCCAAATTTATATACCATCGGTACATCATCACCGCATCGGTCATTTCCATTTTGGAAACAACCACTTACATTTTTATTGTTTTTTTCGTTACTTCAATATCATCAAGTATGATATTTGATATTTTCAGCTTTTCTAAGGCTTCATCAGATTCCTTTAAATCTTTTGCTAACATTGCCCAATATTCCACTTTTTGAATCAGTATCTTGCTTTTTTGAAGCAAATCTTCTGAATTGAGATAAGCTATCAACGTTTCCGCCCAGTCTTCGTGGTTTTGCTGTGATTTTTCATATCTTTTGTAACCTGTTTCCTGATAATTCATCAAGGCTTCTTCTGCCTTTTTTTGATGCTTTTCAATTTCTTTGATTATTTCTTTTCGTTCAATCAGCATTTTTATCTCCATTTTCCAATTGCTTCATTTTATTTCTTGACTTGTCATTTCTCCAAACGTCATTTGTCCTTCAATCTGTTCCATCTTTGTCCTTTCTTTTCTCTTCAACTTCATTTCGCACCATTCTTATCGCACAGTACAAGCCTGTCACGTTTATTGCTAATGCAAGGATATGTAAAAACAAATTAAACATCGTTACCTCTTTCTTTTCGTTCCCTCTTGTAATGCATACGAACACGCTCTGAACATTCATCAATGCGTATCTCTTCCCAATCTTCCTCAGATTCTTTGAAATATCTGTTAATTTCTTTTCTTTCGCCATTTGGAAAAACAGCATAAAGAATTGATACAGTATCAAAGTCTCCATTTTTTCTATCTGTTAAAAATTCTCTTATATAGACCTTAATAGACTTATCTTCTGGAGCATATGGCATTTCTATTGGAAACATCTCATTAACAACACTAGACGCTAAGCCTGAGAAGAACCCGATATTTGGATTGGCATTCAAATCGTAAAATGTAAATCTATTGGTATCAGAATATTTCACCGTTCCGTCTTTATAGACTTTTTTAGTTAATGAATTCATTCTTCTGCTTCGATATTTTTTATAATCTTCTTGTCTGTCTGTCTCGTCTGTAATATCACCCCATTCATCTTCTGACTTGTCACCACGTTCTTTTTTGCAAGCAATTTCTACTTCTCTTTTTGCCCATTCACTCGTACTCATTTTATTTCCACTCCTTCGCTTTTTAAATCCTCATTCAAAACATTACAAACTTTTTCGGCTATTGCTTTTGATGGAAAATACACTTCCGTTTCTTTTCTCCCCGTAGTAAAACGAGGGTCATCCCAATCATACATATCATTTTCGTAATCAAAATGCACGCAATATTTAGTAATGCATTCGTCATCCCAATCTGGCTTATAATTAGGACAGAACGTGTCGTGCAGTCTTTCAAGCTTCAGCAAAAAGTTAATTTTATCTGCGACTTCTTCTGCACGTTCTTTTGTGTGGAAATAATTATTGTTTTTAAAACGATAGATATCACCAAGTGTATTGCATTCACTTTCCCAACATGCTTCAATTTTACTTCCCAAACCTGCGCCTATCGAATAATAAATTTTACCTTTTTCAACTCTTTCAAAGTTCGACTCTTCCTCAATTTCTGGAACTTCAAACCCTTTTAACCTTGCATAAGCTATTGCAAGACCTGTTTCAAACTTAAACTTATCATCTTCGTGGCATCTTGCCATCCCTGTCTTGCCTGTTTTAGCGTCAAGGACAATAATTTTATTTTCTTCAATTATATATCCTGTTCCTTCTCCGTTCAGACACAACACTTTAAAATCAGCATTATATTTTCTTACCATTTCGTCGACCCATTTTTTAAATTCTTTTTTAGTCATAGTTATCCTCCAAAATTATTTCATCATCAAATTCCATTGTTAAATCTTCCATAAGATTCATTATTGCGTTTAATGCACATTGCTGTTCTCTTATTCTGTTTCGTAATGATACGCTTCTGGTGTCGCACTGTCGCTGTAGCACGCAAAATTCAAGCGTTTCTTTTACATCAAGATACTTTTCTCTAATGATGTCCTCTATTTCTGTATATGTAAAATCTTCTAACATTTTCCCTCCTAATTAAAAACCTTGAATCTGTCAACATCGTACCCCTCGGATTCAAGCACCGTGACAATTTCGGCGTAGCTTTTGCTTCCTAAGTTTCTGACACGTGCCAGCTCAAACGGTGTTAGCTTTAATATACTGCCTACCGAGAATATTCCTGCTTGCCACAAACTGTTTCTTGACCTTGCACTAAGTCCTAAGTTTCGGATATCCTTGTAAGTTGGCGTGTCTGTTTCCGCCTGTGGTCCTCCCACCCTTGCTTTCAATCGGGTTATTGTACCAAGCACTCCATATTTCAAAAATTCCCGATGTCTGCCGACTCTTAACTTTTGGATTGATTTTTCAATAATCTGCCGAACACGCTCTCTTGTAAGACAGTAACATTTGCCTATTTCTTGCAATGTTTTTCCGTCTCTATAATACATAGGTAGCATTTTTCTTTGTCGTTCTGATAAAGCCGTTAATAACACATACTCCACTGTTGCTATGTAATCATCAGGCAATTCTATTTCTTCACCCAAAACGTCATATATTAAGTTTTTCGGGTATTCAAAATTCCTTGCGTTGCTCATTTCTTTGCCTCCTTTGTAAGTCCAAGCAAGTAATCGGCACTTACACCGTAATACTTGCAAAAAAAGTATATGTATTGCAGAGTAGGTACATCTCCGCCACTGTCATATCTCTGGACTGTGCTCGAGCAAAAGCCAATTTCTCTTGCCAAAAACCTTATGCTGTCGCCATAATCTTTTCTTATCTGTCTCATCTTTTTACATATGCTTTGCTGTACAGCATTTTCTAATTTCCATTTCATCGCTATTATTCCTTTCCTGCCGGTTTAACCTCAACAACGAGGTCGATTTTATCAAGGTCAACACCGTACTTTCCTTTCATTTCGTCCACAATGTATTTAAAATCGATTTCTTTACCGAACGGTTTGAAGTTTACAAGGTCGTTCACGTCCCCTGCAAGCCTCTGCAAGCGTTTTTTACCATAACCCCGATAAAGTTGTTGGCTTTTCATTGCAACCGCTAAACCGCACTTGAACCCCTCTCTGATGGCACGCTCATATTCTGCTGTATGTTTCTTTATCATTCTGTTCCGGCAGTCAGTGCATAATTTTTTCATTCTGCTTTTTGCCCAGTCTTCATTTATTCTGGATTTCATTTTTATCCTCCCTGAATTTGGTTAAAACCGATTAGCAAGCATTTTGTATTTGTCAAGGTCTGAATCTGATTCAGACTCCTGCTGTTTGTTTTCCTGCCTGCTTTTGTTTTCCCACGTTCTTACCGCCGCTTTCCAGTCTTTCATCTTGTTCTTGCCAACATACCAGTCTTTTGACTGATAGAAATTAACAAATGTTTCTGCATCAACGTTGTTGTTTCTTGCCTTGCAATAGGCTTGTACTTCTTCAAGGGAAGGTGGGATAAAACGCTTGCGTTTTGTCCCCTCTTCTGTTTCAGCTTCTTTTTCTTCTTTTATTTCTTCTTTTATTTCTTCTTTTATTTCTTCTTTTATTTCTTCTTTTATATTTATATTCTTATTTATATTCTTATTTATATTCTTATTTATATTCTTATTTATATTGTTTGTTTTTTTTGGATCAATAGGTTGTTTTTGGTTGTTTTCGGTTGTTTCAGCAGATTGTTTAGGTAGGTTGCTTTTAATTGTTTTAGGTTGCTTTCTTGCATTCTGATTTCCTATCGGTGCACCGCCTGAACGCCTGCGTTCTGACGCTTCAATCAGTGGTTTTATTATCGTAAACAAGCTTTTTTCAATCGGGTTTTCACTTTCGATTATTTCACCATATAACGCATATCTACAGATCATATCATATATTTTAAGCCTTGTTTCAGCGTCAAATTCTGCAATTGCTTCATAGTAGCTCGCATAAAATGTGAATTTATCCGCCATTAACTAATCTCCTTTCTTCAAGTGGTTATTTCACTTTTGGAAACAACCACTTTTATTTATTAAAACGGTACATCTCCATCGCTGATTATTTCTTCAAATCCTGCTAAGTCATCGATTCCCGAGGGCACTCCTGCACCCTGTGCATTGTTTACAAATTGCTGTGGGTTGTTTTGGGGTGGCTGACTGTATGCCTGTTGTGGGGCTGTCTGAGTAGTTTGCTGTCTGTCACCGCAAAAGTTCACGCTGTTTACTAATATCTGCATTCCGTAATGTTTCACACCGTTCTGGTCGGTATAATTATTATTCTGCAAATTCCCTTCGACTGCTATCATCTTACCCTTTGCAAAATATCTGCTGACTATTTCAGCAGTTTTATTAAATGCTGTACAGCTTACAAAATCCGCCTTTTTTTCGCCGCTTTTATCGGGTATTCTGTCAATTGCAACAGTAAATTTTACTACTTGCATTCCTGCTGGCGTCTGTCTTGTTTCAGGGTCAGCAGTGAGCCTGCCCATTCCTATCCATTTATTAAGTGACATTACTGATTACCTCCCATTATTTCTTCAAAGTCTGCGTATGTTTCCTGTGGTTCGACTGTCTGTGTTTCGGCAGGGATATCAAACATATCTGTTTCTTCCTGATGTGCTTCTTCCTGTGCTTCTGATTCGTTTTCAATCGCCGTCTGCATATCAACCGATATAATTCCCCATTTGGTTATAAGCTGTCTGAGCATTGTTTTACAAGCCATAGAATCAAAATCCTTCCCCCAGAAACTGCTATAAGCCTTTGAATATTTCTTTGCGTGTGCTTCCATTTTCTCTCTGCTCCAGTAGAGCGACTTTCTGAATCCGTTTATGTATTCAAACATTGCATAATAGCCTATTGTCGGCACATTTTCTCTTGTATCAGGGTCTTCAATCGGACTTACTTCTATTTCCTCATCAAACGGATTATATTTGATAAGTTCCCCTTGTTTCACAGGCAGAACATTCAATTTTTTGTACTGCCCCGAACGTATTGCAAGCTGAATCAATCCTTTATATCCAATCATAAACTGTGCTTTGTTGCCGAATGGTACAAGATAAAACTGTCCAAGCTGTGGACTTGGTGACAACTTCAAGCTTTCTCCAAGCAATGCGGCTGTTATTATTGTGTTTGGCTCGCATTTCGCAAGTGTCGGGTTATTCGTTACCGCCGCTGTTATCGATGTGATGAAGTTCTGACATCTTTTAGGGTCTGAAATAGTGCTTTTTATTGTTGCCTGATATGACGGCAGGGCAATTATCTTTGAAAAAGCTGTTTTTTTCTTTTCTGTGATGCTGTTTGTTACCATTTTTTACACTCCTTATTTTATTGTTGCAAATTTTATTCCGCTGTTTTTGAGGTATTCCCTCATTGAGATAATTTGTTCTCTTGTTCCCCATACTTCAAATTTACCGTGGTATATAACGGAATCTGGTTTCGGTTCGGTCTGGTTTATTGGTTCAGATTTAGGTTGCTTGTATGATTCCGTTGCCTGCTTAAGGCTTTCTTCTGCAAGTCTTTTCTGTTCTTCCTGACGTTTCAAAAGCTCCTGACGCTCTTTTTCCTGCTTTTCAAGGTCATTAGCATATACAATTGCATCTGCCAAAACATATCTTTTACAGAATGTGTTTTTTATTGCGATAAAATACGGCTCTGTTCCATACTGCATTTCAAGGCTTTGCATATCACCCATTATTGATGTTACAGCCGTTTTCAGCTCATCAATTACGGCAGTTGTTTTTACTGTCGCATTTTTCCATTTCGGATTGATTATTTTTTCAAGGTCGATATAATCAGCGGTGCAGAAGCCTTTGAATGCGGTTTTTATTTCGTTGTATTTATCTTCAATACGTTTATCATCAAAGGCTTTCAGCTGCGTATCTATGGCTATTACAGGAGCTTGTATCAGTGCTGTTATTTCCTTGCATTTTGTTTCTAAATCGGCATAAGGTGCAAGCATCTGATTTTTGATTTCTTTTCTTCTCTCGTCAATAGCCTTGATTAACTTATTGAGTGTTGCTTTGTCTGACTTTGCTTCTTTGATTTTATCCTCTGTTACAACAAGATTTTTGTAATACGTCAAGCGTTCGGATATTTCGCTTTTAAGTTCCTCAAAGTTAAACTCAATCTTTTCAGGCACGTTTGAAAGGTCGGTTGTAATTTTAAATTCCATTTTTTAACTCCTTATATTTCAGGCAGAATAAGCGGTGGTTCTCGCTTTGATGTGACGCTTTTCCAAAACTCAATTTCTTTATTTTTAAGATATTCAAGTTCTTCTTCAACGTCTTTGCGGTTTATACGGTATGTCCTGTAAGATGCCCTTAATTCGTCATTATGGTAATATCTTATGTATGCGGCAAGTACAACAAATTCCCAACCTGTCGCAAGGAGCTGATGTAAAACCTGCACATAATAGTTTTCAGGAATACGCTCGTCCCATTCTTTCCATTGATTTTGATTTTGAATTGTTGTCGTTTTGATTTCAAGAATCCCTTTTTTGCCGTTTATTTCAGTTATTTCTCCATCAAGTGTCGCATAAATAAAGGGATATTCTTCATTTGCGTACATTCGGAATTCGTGATAATCGTATTCATTCAGCGGATTATCAAGCATATACAAGGCTCTGATGTGTTCTTCTGCGTGCTTGCCATACCAAACAGCAGGCTTATCCGATATGTCGGGTGGCTTTTCGTCCAAGGCTTTCTGTCGCCATAATTCAACATTGGTCTTGTATTTGTTTAATCCGAGTATGCATGCGGCATCTGAACCGCCTATGCCTTTTTTACGACTGTCAAGCCATTCTTCTCTTGTTTTTGAATCTGCAAGTATCATTTTTTCAGCACACTTTCATATTCGTCATTATAATCTGATTCAGATTTATTATATAACCTTAAATTTTCATCATCAGCTAATCCACGCATATTAAAAAGTTCCTGCATAATATCCATATCTTCAAAATCAAAGTCTGCCGCAGCAGCTGTAACATGCCATATGTAAGACTTAATTACTTTGTCCCATAGTATTTTATTCATTTTTACTTCTCCTTTATCATTTCTATAAGTTCCTCAACGTGTTCCTCAAAACTACGCTCTTTTTCGTCTGCTATCCAGTCCCTGCCTGTCAGATAAAAACCGTATCCTATAAAGGCAAGTCCTGCTACTGCTCCTGTTATCTGTAAAATTATTGCTAACATTTTTGTTGTCCCTCTTTTTTTATTTTATAAGTTCTGCTATTTCAATTCCTGTTGATATGCAAAACGTGTTCACCGTTCCAAGTCTTATGTTTTCGGGTTCTTTGTCCCAGTTCAAAAGCGTTCTGCCTGTAACTCCAAGCATTCCTGCAAGGCTTTCATCTTCTATTCCAAGTAAATATTGCTGTTTTCTGATGTTTGCCCAAAATATTCTTGCAATAGATGATTTTTTCATTTTTTCGGCATTTCTCGGTCTGCCTCTCTTTACTTCCTGCATTGAATATCACTCCTTCAATGGTCTTTCCTTTGCTGTCTGCTTTTCCTGCTCCTGCGTTGCCGCCTTGTAACCCTCGATATATCCCCTTAAATAGCGGTATGTATCTATCGGTGCGACAACGTCAAGAGCTGCGTGTAAAAGTTGTTTGAATTCTGCTGTTTCAGTCATTTTTATCTTCCTTTCTGTTTTCAACTTTTCAGCAGGTTGTTGAAAGAAGTTTGTTTATAAAATATTGCTGTCCTTTGCCTGTTACTTTTGTTGTTTTGGTCGTTCTGATACTGCCGTCAGGATTGTTTATAGTGCGTTCTTTGATTTCAAAGAGTTTCAATTCCATACTTTTTTGAGTTGGCAGATTGTAACTTGCACCCGATTTCATCAGATAGCCGTTATTTCTGAGCCATTCAAATAATCTTTTCTGTCCGATGTCTACTCCGTTTTGCTTTATAAGCTTTGCAAGGTCGCCTATAAGGATTGAATTGTGCGATGCCGCAACTGCGTCCGCAAAGATTATTTTCGGGCGGTTCACTTCTGCCTGTGCTTCAAGGGCGGCTTTGCGTTCCCTTTCGGCTTTCAGCTCCTGAAGAACCTGTATAAAAACATCAGGGTTATTTATAAGTTCGTCCGTTGCGTACATTCCGTGTTTTCTTATGCTTGGAAGTATTTCAGATGTTACCCAATGTTTAAATCTCTTTGCGTTCGGGAGCTTGCTGGATAAGATAAGGCTGTAAAGTCCGCTTTCGTTTATAACTGTCAAATTCTGGTTTCCACCAAGGGTGTCGCAATTCGCTACCCCCTTATCTTCGGTATCAACTCTTTTAGCAAGAGCATCACTTGAATTCGCATATCCTAAGATATTGCAGACATCTCTTCCGACAAACCAAGGTTCGCCGTTTTTATCAAATATTCGTACTTCGCCGAATTCGGCGTTGTTGAAAATTTTTATCGCTGGAGTCATTTTTTTATTTTCCTTTCTTCTTAATAGCCTACGTTAATATATTCGGCTCTGTATGTATAGCAGTTAACTCTGCAATATTCTTTACAAAGGTTTTCTTCATTCTCTGTGAAGAAGCCTTTTGTTTCGTTGATGACAAAAATTTTTCTTTTCATTTCATTCCTCTTAACTTTCTCCGCAGGATTGCCGCCTGCGGTCGGGGTTTTAGTATTCAGTGTTTTCATTTTCCTTTTCGTGTTGAAACAGAATGTCAATCGGTACTTCGGGAAACCACAATTTTTGAATTAAGACTGCTTGCTCAATGGTAAATGAACGTTTGCCCCTTGTCTTATGCCAAAGTGTTACCTCATCTATACCGAGTGTCTTTGCTAATATTTTTTTCTTTATTCCTTTATGTTTGATTTCCTTTTCAAGCACAGGATAGTTGCAATTTTTTTGTTTCATTTATTTCTCCTTTTCAACATTTTTCTTGACTTTTGTAAATTATTGTGCTACAATATACTTGATAACTTATTAAGAAAGGAATGTTATAACTTTATGCCAAAACTCGACATCAATGTTAATGTTTCAAAAAATGTTACCGATTTAGCAAATAAGCCAATTCATAACCTTTTAGACAAGCCGACCGCTGCTATTGGAAACGGACTTGCAAGTATTTTCAGCTTGGTTTTTGCTCCTGTAGAATATTTAGACCAAAAAACAAAACTTGAATCTCAATATCAAATTGAGAAAAAGCAACTCTATTATCAACAAAGTATTGAAGAGTTCAAGCAGGAACTTGAAAACAAGGTAAGTAAAATCCCACAAGAGAATTTAGTGGACCCTGATTTTCATACAGCATATGATGCACTCGAAAAATCCAAAAGCTGTATAACAGATGCTGAACTGCGAAAAATGTTTGTAAACTTGATTAGCAGTTCAATGAATTCTTCGATAAATAGTTCTGTACACCCTTCTTTTGCAAGTATAATAAATCAAATGTCTGTCCTTGATGCAAAAATTCTCATGACATTTAAGTATAACAGGGATCAACCAATTATAGAGTTAAGAGAGAAAAATCTTCAGAACGGGTATGTAACTTTAATGACAAATTTATTTATATATACCGCATCAGATAATGATAAAAGCATCAATATTGACATAGCACAAATTCAGAATTCTATTTCGAGTTTGTCAAGACTTGGTCTTATCAGCATTGACTATTCACAATATTTAGTAAATGAACAACACTACAGCGAGTTAGAAAAGGTAGCAGCCACTGTGTATGATAAATTTTCTATAGATATTGACAATAGAAAAATGCAAAAGGGAGTCGTATCTTTAACACCGCTTGGAATTAATTTTACTAAAGTTTGCTTACCTGACTAAGTGTTTTCATTGTTTCTTCCTTTACCTGATTCATAAAATCCTGACTAAGTTTTTCCATTTGGTCAATAGATTTTTTGCAATTTTCCGATGTTTGTTCCACTGCAACAAGCATGTAATGCCTTGCAACTATGACAGCGGTCACAAATGCAATTGCATATGAAACAACAGCCGAAATTCCAACTGCTACTAATAACGTCATTGTTTTTCCTTTCATATTAATTTTTTGTTTTTCAACTTATTGAAAAACACCCTTGTCGCCCCTCACGTAGGGGCGTGGATTGAAATACTCAGGTCATAGTCCTGCGCTGCGTATGTGCCGGTCGCCCCTCACGTAGGGGCGTGGATTGAAACACGAAGGAGGTTAGATATGAAACTCAATCCTGAATGCCTGCGTGATATTCTGCTTTATGTTGAAAATGCTGATTTTGATGAAACGGTTTCAATTCCTGATTTATTCAATGAATTTAAAGACATATATTCAGAAAACGAAATCAAATATCATATTCAGCAGTGCAAGTTAAATGATTTTTTTACAAAAATCAGTATTTACGACAACTACACGCAAGGCATTATTTACGGACTTACACCAAAAGCACACGAATTTTTAGATGCGGTGCGTAGCAACACAAAATGGAATAAAATAAAACCGCAACTCATTAAGGCTGGTATTTCAACAATATCGACTTTAATTAAATTTTTGTTAGGTGCATAAATTTATTTCATTCAGCGTGGAAGAAATCTTTCCACGCTTTTTTTGCGTATTCTTCCCTTTCTTCTTCGTTCAAATAAATGTTTTTATCTTTAAGATAAAGAAAAAGTGTTCTTCCTGCAATATCACTTCTGAACCATTGTAACAACGCAAAAAGAAGTAATACAGATAATATTACTATTGCTATAACCATAGCTTTTCCTTTCTTGTTTATTTAAACAATTTTTATTGTTGAATATTATTCAACAAAAGAAGCAAAAAAAATATCGTTCTTCTGTTTAATATCATTCAACTCTAACAGTTTACATAATGTTTCTATTTCAGTTGGCAAAAATTCAGTTCTGTTTGTGATTTTATTTCTTAAAGCCTGATAAGAAATGCCTAAATTCTGAGCAATAAACGAATATTTATAACCGCTTTTCTTTATCAATTCTCTGAGAACTTTTGTATCTGTCACTTGTATCACCTCTTTTGTTTTTTTGTTTTGTTGAATTTCATTCAACAATTACAGTATATCACTTTGTTGAATATTTGTCAACAATAATTTTGAAAAAAATACTGTTAATTTCAGTTTTTGTATAATTGCACAAAATTAACTAATTATTTTTGTTGAATATATTTCAACTTGGATTAAGTTTTTTCTAAAAAATAGTTGACTTTAATTCAACACTATGATATAATTACAGGTAAGGAGGCGGTATTAATGCTTGAAGTTGGAAAAAAAATCAAACAAAGACGTGAAGAACTTAATATGACACAAGACGAACTTGCAAGAAGAACCGGTTATAAATCAAGGTCGTCAATAAACAAAATTGAACGTGGTGGCAATGACCTGCCGCAAACAAAAATCGTTGCATTTGCACATGCCCTTGATACCACACCATCTTATTTATTAGGGTGGGAAGAAAATGATGCAACAGAAAATCTTTCTAAACGTTATCCAAACATAAGCCCGATAAAAACAAAAAAATTCCCTTTGCTTGGAGATATAGCCTGCGGACAGCCAATTTTCGCCGATGAAGACCACGAAAGCTGTATTTCTGCCGACGCTGATATTCAGGCGGATTTTTGCCTGCGTGCCAAAGGCGACAGTATGATAAATGCCGACATTCGGGACGGTGATATTGTTTTTATCCGAAAACAGGATATTGTTGACGACGGCGAAATTGCTGCTGTCATTATAGAAGATGAAGCTACTCTTAAAAGAGTCTATTACGACAGGGAAAACAACAGACTCCAGCTCATTGCCGAAAATCCAAAATATGCACCGCTGATTTATCTGAATGAAGAACTTAATTATATTCATATACTCGGCAAAGCCGTTGCTCTGATGCGGAATTTATAACAAATTTTAGTCGCTCCTTGTTAGGGGCGTGGATTGAAATAACAGTTTACATAATGTTTCTATTTCAGGTCACCCCTCACGCAGGGGCGTGGATTGAAATAGGAAAAACTACAAGAGTAGAATAAAAAAGCCGCCCGAATGGGCGTGGATTGAAATGAGGAAATGCTATGGCAACAGCAAAAAAATTGCCGTCAGGCTCTTGGCGTGTTCAGGTTCTTGCCGGATATGATGCCAGCGGCAAAAAAATTCAAAAGTCGTTTACCGCTCCGACTAAGTGGGAAGCCGAAAAAATGGCAGATGAATATAAACGATATAAAAAAGAAAAGCCTACCGATAAACAGGTGGGAAAAATAATTGATGAATATATCGAAATAAAAAGCAATGTATTATCTCCCACAACCATACGAGGATACAAGGCAATCCGTGCAACAAGATTACAGTCCATAATGGGGGAAAAGCTTTCAAGGCTGACTGCAACGGATATTCAGAGGGCGGTAAATGATGATTCTGCTGTTTATTCCGCTAAGTCGCTGAGAGATGCATATTTTTTACTTGTTGCGGCAGTCAAAAGAGTATCGCCCGAAACTGCGGTTTGCTGGAATATTACTTTGCCTGCAAAAAAGCCTGTAATTAAACAGCTCCCACGCCCCGAGGACGTTTTTCAGGCAGTAAAAGGCACTGAAATAGAATTGCCCTGCCTGCTTGCAATGTGGTTGTCACTCCGTATGTCAGAAGTCAGAGGGCTTAAATTTACAGATGTTGTTGACGGAAATATTATCGTTCAGAGGTCAAAATTATATGTCAACGGTGAAGACATCGTGAGAGAAATCAACAAAACATATAATTCAACAAGAATCCTTAAAGTTCCCGAATACATTCTCAATCTGATTGAAACAAAAAAAGATAAAGCGGAAAGTGAGTATATCGTCCCTCTGACATATGGAGCTATAAGCGGCAGATTTGCAAGACTTATGAAAAAATACAAATACAAAATATCTTTTCACGACCTCAGACATATCAACGCTTCTGTTATGGTAAGCCTTGGAATTCCTGACAAATACGCAATGGAGCGTGGTGGCTGGTCAACAGACAACGTTCTGAAATCAGTTTATCAGCATACTTTTTCAGAAGAAAGAAAACTTGTTGATGAAGCAATTGATAACTACTTCAACAACATAGTTTCAGAAAATTCCACACGAAATTCCACATGAATTTTATTTATTTTATTTAAACTCCTATTTTTAGACAATTTTTCTGTATTTAAAATGGGTTCAAGTCCCACTACCGGCACCAAAAGTGAAAAGTCTATTTATAGAGTAAATCGGTTGTATCGCCTTGATATAGCCGATTTTTTTGTTTTGTTTAATCATTTTGTTTTCTGTTTTCGGTCTTGATTTTCTGCATTTTTGATTATGTTTCTATAAAATTCCACACGAAATTCCACACGAAATCAAAGTGATTATTGCAAAAAGAATCTGAAAAAATTCAAAAAAGTACTTGACAAATTACCGCAAATGTGGTATAATATAATTACAGCAAGGGAAACCAAACTGAATAAGACGGCAGATGTCAGAAAGGAAAAAATTATGGAAGAAATGACAGACTTACAAGTAAAAATCATAATCAATGCGATAATCCAAATAATAAAGGATACCGACAGCAAAGAAGAAATGATTAAAAAAATTGAAGCCTTAATCAATAAAGACTAAGACTTCAAAAAAATAAGAATATCTATCAAGGTGGTATCTGCCACCGCCTTGCTTTTATTATTATATCACATAATTAAGATAAAAGCAAGGCAAAAAATAAGGAATTTTAAAAAATGTCAAAATTAAAGTTGTTAAGAACTGGAAAAAAGTTGTCGCAAAGGGAACTTGCAGAAAAATCAGGTGTTTCTTTAAGGACTCTGCAACATTATGAAATTGGCGACCGTGATATTAACGGTGCAAGCCTTGAAGCACTCCTGAAGTTGTCTGATGTACTTGAAATCAAGTTTTATGAATTGCTTGATGATGATTTGCAAGAAAAAATAATTAAAAATTTAGGGATTGACTGAAAATCAATCCCTTTTTTATTACTTAAAATTAGGATAGGCAACATACCCTGTGATATAAGCCGCACCCTTGCCACAGTATGCAGGCTTTGATGTAATGCGGTAACGTCCGAGGTGCATAAGTTTGCCGTCATATATGTAATATGTGCCTGTGAGCTGTCTTGCAGGCTTTGTGCTGTCCTGTGATGCATAAAGATTTGCTTTTGTAAGCTTGACAGCCTGTCCCTGCTTGAAACTTGTTGATGTTTTTGTTGTTGCAGGTGCAGGAGCTGACTTTTTAAAATCTGTATAAAATTCTGACCTATCAAAAAGGTTGCCGTTTATATTGTATTTTTCGGTGTACTGCCAGCCGTCTGACTTACCATAGCCGTTCCTGCCTCTGTAATCAGCGACCCAATGAGTGTAATTTTTAAGCTTTGAATCATCAAGTTTGTCTGAATACCACGATGTTGACGCGTATATTCCAGCGGTATATCCTGCATTTTTGATTGTATCAAGAAAAACCGCTGTTATGGTGGTTCTTGCATTTTTTGCAAGTCCGTCTGCTCTGCCGTTGTGTTTGTTATTGCTCCATTCGCTGTCGATATAAACAGGGTAATTTATACAGCTCTTGTACGGCTTCAAAACATTTACAAGATAATTTGCTTCGTCCTTTGCCTCTGCTGTTGTGACGGACTGTGAGAGCCAATACACGCCTATATATTTTAATCCTGATTTAATCGCACAAGTGATATTGCGTATAAACATTGTGTCAGTGGTGTTTCTGCCTGTACCGTATCCTTTATATCCTGCACGGATTATAACACCCTCACAATGCTTTTTAAGCGTGTTAAAATTTACTATGCCGTTATGCTGTGATATGTCGATTATTGATATTTTCATATTTTACTCCTTATCTGCTTTTCAAAACAACAAATGTCAAATTGTTTCCTGCTTCGACTGTTCGGCTGTCTTTAAGTTGTATATAAGCATTGTAACCGTTGCCCACAACATCAAATTCAACATCTTCAACAAGTAAAATTCCATTAAGATACACAAATAATATATCTGTTGATTTGTTGTAATTTTCAATATTTATATTGCATTTGCTTTGACTTTTAGTAATATCATAGCTGTTCTGGAGCTTCTGGAAGTTCGCCCCCGAACCTTTGCCAAGAGTGGTTACATATGGGCAGTCTGTTGTACCTCTTCGGTCGGCAACGTCTGACTGTGTCAGGCTCGTTGCTCCGTGATTAACTTTGATATTTGCAACTCTTAAATATTTTGTTGTGTCTGTATTTTCGAGTGCTGGCGGTTCAGGATTTGAAGCAAGTGAGCCTTTTACAAGTTCGACCGTCATTTCTCTGCTCGTCAAATCAAGTTTTATTACTATGCTGTCTATTCTGTCAAGCTGCAAATCTGCATCATCAAGAGTGATATTTAAAACGGAATCACTCCTTATCCAGCGGCAGTCTATCATTGCACGACCTGTTGCAACGTTGACAGCTAATTTTCCCGTTGTTTCTGCGGCTGTGACTTCAAAAGCACCGCCTATCATTTCATAAATGCCATTTGTTACAAGTCCCTCGAAATAGTTTGACATTTCTTCCGCGTTATAAACTCTGTCGTGGTTTATGCTGTTAAAAAATCCGCTTGTTATCATATGTTACACCTCCCAAGTGCTGAATGTCGGTATTACAGAATATCCGTCTTTGCTGTCTGATTCAATTACTTCCGTTATTTGTGGTGTTGAAGATATTCCAAATTCATTTTTTACCTGTACAATATCCCCAAGATTCCAGTCTTTTTTGTATTGATATGTTTTAAGTGTCAATACTTCACCCTCGAACGCTTGTGATATACCGTGTTCTTTGATGCTTTCCTGTCCTTTTGCCTGCAAAATTGATTTGTATTCCGCATCAGTGATGGGATTTTCTGCATCGGTGCTTATATCTCTTGCATCAACATATATTTCATATCTTTCAAGACCTGTTCCACCGCCTGCTTCGGCTGTTTTTCGGCTAAGTCCTACGCCTTCACCTGCAACAAGTGCAACAGTCGCAAGGTCTGACCTGTCTTTTTCATATTTGCTGTTTATAAGATTATCAAATTCGGGAGAAAATACAACATAGGGGTTGACATTTTGACTGTACGACCTGTTTTCACCTTTGTAAAGGTTGAAAAGGAATTTTTTATTCCGATTCAAGGTTATTCTAAATCCATAACCGTATGTTGTACAAATGGCACTTACTGTTTCACCAAGGTTGTCACCTGTTATTTGTTTATCAATTTTTTCTGTAAATCCTTTTGATTCGCCTAAAATCAGATTTGCAACTTTTCTTTTGCTGTCTTTTGGATTGATAATATTTTCATTCAACAGCTTATATATAAGGTTTTCAGCCGTTCCGCTGAATGTTGTCTGTGTCCAAATGATACGGCGGTTTAAAATGCTTTCAAGGCTTCTTCCTGAAACGGTTAAATAATTGCCGTTTTCTGCATCGGTTGTTATGTTTATTTTTTCAATAATCATAACCGTTTCACTGTCGTCCCTGATGATATAATTATCTGTTTCAAGGAGTTTTATATTATAATCCGTTGCAGGCAGATATAATTCAAAATCACCGTATGTATAATATCTTGGTGTCCATATAAGCGATTCGTATGAATCAATTACACCTGTTGTTTCAAGGCTTTTATTTAAAACATATAAATCCATTTAAACACCCTCATAACATCTGTAAGCAGATACAAAAACATTCAGATTTTCCGCACCGCTTTCACATTCATATGATAATTCGTTTATTCCTGCAACAAGTGACACCCATTCACTTCCGATTGCCATTTTATTTATTATATTTGTTTCAGTGCCGTTTCTTATAAGTGTTACGGACTTTTCGCCTTTTATGGTGCTTATTCTTATGGCATCACCGCTTTGCATTTCAAAATCAATTGCAAAATATTTTTGTGTGGTTCGGTTGATAAATTTCGGATTTACAACGCCATTTGCAACGGCTCTAAACTCAATAATCGCACCTGTTTCAATTTCACTGTTTAAAATATAAGCTGACAGCAATGTTCCAATTCTTGAAAACTCTATGCCTTCGGGTGGTATATCCATTGGAAATTCAAATAAACTGATTACTTTTGAAAATTCAATCTCTGTTTTCTGCTCTTCTTTCCAGTAAGGATTATTGCAGATAATTGATATTTGCACGGTTTGATTCATTTCGAAATATCCACATTCAAACTTTTCAACATAGCCGTCAACAAATACTTTTCTTGTGTTGTTTTTGTAATGCAGTCTTACCTGATTTTTGTTCTGAAAATATTTATATAAATTTATTCTGTTTTCTTCAGCAGGATTATGTATTTTAATTGTTAAAACAATATTCCTGTTGCCGATACGTGCAGAATTATGAACAGAACCGTCAAAGTTTGCAAGTTCCGAAAAATTTATACTTGCATCGGCAGGAGCTAAGCCATCAATGCTTAATATATCGTATTTATGCCAGTCGTCAAACGATAAGATTTCACCCTTCTTGTTTTCAACTTTAAGAGTATACATTCGGCTCACACTCCTTTAAAATTAAGTAAATTTCTTGACTGTCTGTATATTTCAAGTCTGCTTAATGCTTTCGGGCTGTTGTTTGTCTGATAAAAATTATTTACAACGCTGTTTGCCGTTGACTGCGTGCTTGTATATCCGCCTGATGATAATTTTGATGCTAATTTACTTGCCATAACATCAATCCATTTTGTGTTGCGTTCAAGAGGTATAACAGCTTCTCTGCCGTCTTCGCCGATTATCGCAGTCGTTGCATTGTCTACAATACCACCCTTTGCAAGTCGTGGGAGTGACAGCTCACCGATTGTGCCGACACTTACACCCGGTAATTTGTTTATCAGACCAATTGCACCGTTAATAAGTCCGATACCGTTGTTTATTGTGTTTTCAATCATTGACAAAACGCCGTTCAATCCACTTCTTACCGCTCCGCCTATTGCGTCCGATAAGCTGGAGCCAAGATTTGAAAATGTGCTTTTAATCGTGTCCCACAAACCTTGGAAAAATGAACCAAAGTTTGAAAATACACCTTGAACCGCTGTCCAAGCCGCTGAAAATATGCTTTGAAACCAGCTTTCAACACCGCTGAAAACGCTCTTAACAGATTCCCAAATGCCTGAAAAATATCCAGAAACAGCGTCCCATATGCCTTTGATACCATTCCAAGCCGCCGAGAAAAATTCCGTTAAAACTGAACTTACAACGCTGAAAACAGCCTTAATTCCGTTCCAGATACCCTGATAATAAGCAACAACAGCATTCCAGACAGCTTTAATTCCATTCCAAGCCGCTGAAAAGAAACTTGTTAAAACAGAACTTACAACGCTGAAAACAGCCTTAATTCCGTTCCAGATACCCTGATAATATCCAACAACAAAATCCCATATTGCTTTTATTGCATTCCAGGCTGCTGAAAAGAATCCCGACAATACTTCCGAAACAACAGAAAATGTTGTTTGAATGCCTGCCCATAGTGTTTGAAAATATCCAAGAACAACGTCCCACACGGCTTTTATTGTGTCCCACGCTGCCGAGAAAAAGCCTGTTATTGCTTCCCACGCCGTACTTGCAACCGCTTTGACGTTATCCCACAAGCCTATCCAGAAATTTCGGAACGCTTCGGACTTGTTCCACAATACCACAAATGCCGCCACAAGTGCCGCTATTGCAATAACAACAAGAGATATAGGGTTTGCCGACATCGCCGCATTTAAGAGCCATTGTGCCGCTGTTACAAGTTTGCTTGACATTGCCCACGCTTTGAGTGCTGCACCTACTGCACCAATATTTTGTATCAATCCCACGAGTGCAAGCCCTGCAATTGCCGTTCCCACCGCCGCTATAACCGGGGATAATTTTTGCACCCATCCGACAACGCTTTTAACAGTATTTACAACGCCGTCTTTTATTGTTGTCGCTACTTCTGTTATTTTTTGTGTTATTGCTGGTAAATTTGCAGTAACCCACGCCGCCGCCTTGTTAAGATAAGGCATAAGCTTTTCCACAATAGGTTGCAACATATCGACTTTTAAGGTTCTGCCTATCCCTTGCAATGCTGATTGCGGTGTGTCGTATTTAACATCTGCCAGTTCATCGGCTTTGCCTTTGACATTGTCAAAACTGTCACCTACACTTGACAGTGATTCAATAAATTTCGTGCCGCCGTCTTCTGCCATAGTGCCGAATGCAGTCGCCGCAAGGTTCATTTTATCCTGTTCATTTGTGGTGTTTTTGATATTTTGTACAATTGCATTAACAACGTCCTGTTGTGTTGCTTTACCGTCCTGCCAAGCTTTGAAAACTTCCTGTGTGTTGCTGTCAAAGCTGTCCAACGCTCCCTCAATTGTACCGTCTGCAAGTCTTGTTGTTACTTCGTTGAGTGAGTCGTTGACTTTATCAAGGTTATATGCACCGCCCTGAGAGCCGTTTTGCAAGTACTGAAAATATTCATCTGCCGAAAAGCCTGCTTCTGCAAATTTTCCAGCATATTCAGCAATATTATCACCAAGTTCATCGGAATAGTTTAATCCCTGCTGTGCTCCACTTGACATAAGGTCAAAAGCTTCTTCGGAACTGATTCCAAAATGGTCCATAAGAGACTGAACACCCCTTAAAGATTCGGACATATCCATTCCGAAAACATCTTCAAGCGTTATTGCCTTTTCGGTCATTGTCTGCAAATTGGACGGGTCAATTTCTCCTGTAATTTCTTTAACCTTTGCCATTTTGCCTGCAACATCTTCAAGGGAATCACCAAAATTATTTTTATAGACATTTTCAATTGCTGTCTGATATTCGCCCATTGCATCAGTCGCCGTGCCTGTCGCCGCCGCAAATTGCGAATATGCGTTTGAACTGTCCGTTGTTAAATCTTTTAAGCCGTCAAGGACTTTGTTTATACCCTCTGATACAAGGTTTGCAAGTGCTCCTTTTAAAACACTGAAGCCGCCGCTTGAATTTTCAGCGGAATCTCCTGCTTTTTCAACGCTGTCCGCAAGTTCTTCTGATTCTGATTCAGCGTTGCCCGATTCACTTTTTAAGTCGTCAAGCTGTGATGTGTAGTTTTTTAACTGCTTTTCAGTGTTTCCGATTGCCGCCTTTTGCTGATTTATTTTTATTTCAAGCTCTTCCGCACCTTTGGAATTCGCTCCCTGCTGTTGTACAGTCAATTCATACTGTTTTTCAAGGCTTAAAAGCTGTGATTTCTGTGCAGATAAAACACCGTTTAACTGTGTTATCTTTGCACTTAAACCGTCAGCGGACTGATTCCAGTTGTCCATACCTGCGGTTGCGGCTTTAAATTCAGAATTTGCAAGCCTTACCTGTCTTGAAGCTTCCTGAAAAGCCGATTTTAATTCCGTTATATCCGCTTTAAATTTGGCGGTTGTTTCTGTATCTTTTGCCATATTTTAAAAATCACCACTCTTTTAAAACCAATTGTCTTTTGCTCTGCGTTTCGGGATTCGTTTTCCGTTTACAATTTTTGTTTTTCTGTTTTCTTCTTTTTCCTGTCTTATCTGTTCACGTCTTACATCGCTATATAACAAAATAACTTCGTGATATTTTGATTTATCTATTTTAAATGGAGTAAAAGCAGGGAACTCTTTGCATAGGTTATAATTAATCTGAAATAACATTTCCTGAAAGGACACAGGCTCTTTGTCTGTGTCCTCTGTTAGTTTTTTGAGTTTTTGCTTGGGATTGTAAGTGCGTCAGTAATTGCAAATTTTGCAATATCCATAACAACAGGGACAAGCTCTTTTACCTTAACACCGTCCCAGTCACTTTCTTCGGCATCAGGGAATACAGCAGACAGCACATCAACAACTTCGTCCCACGCTTCGCAAATTATTTTCAAGATTTCAACATTATTATCAAGGCTTTCAACTTTTAAAATCGCCATAATTTTTCTTATTGTTGTAAACATCAAATCATATGTGCTTGATTTTAATACTTTTACAACTTCTTTTCCCGATTTATCGTAAATATTAAGTGTTAAATCCATTTTTTCTCCTCGTTTTTAAGCGAACAGTTGCTCACTGTCCGCTTTTTTGTTTATGAAATAGTGTATGTAGATGTGTAATTGTCGCTGTTTGCCATACCCTTTTTGACTGCCATAAATTTAATTGTTGTGGTCTTGTTAATAGCAAACGGTCTGACATACTGCTTTGCAGGTGCTGATGGACTTGCGGTTGTACCGTCTGTTGTGTACCAGATTGTCGCACCTTCTGTTTCACATTTAAGTGTTACATAAACCTGACCTGTATATGTTGTAGGTGTTGCACCTGCTTCATCAGCCGGATAAGCGTAACATCTGCCGACTTTTTTCAAACCTGTTCCGTTAAGGGTGTCAGGAGTGTTTACAATGTCAAAAAATGTTTCAAAGTCAACTGCGTCATATCTTTCATCACAAATAATCGCCTTTGCTGATTTTTTCTTGTTGTTTACAGGGTCGCCCTTTTCAAATTCAAAAACAGTTTCAACACCTGTCCATGTAAGTTCCGTGTTGTTTGTATCTGTTCCATCATCTTCTGTTGCACTTGTTTCATCAGGGATTGAAAACTGTCCCTTATATCTCCATACATAGCGGTATTTGCCGTCTGTGCCTTTTGTTCTGTAACCGATTGCATAGTAATCATTATTTCTGTTGCCCTCGATAAGTGCCCCTGTTGTCTGGTCAAATATCTGACCTGTAATTTCTGCATATGTTTCAAGGTCAAGCGGTGCAACCGTAAGTTTGAGTTCATCACTGCCGACAGAATTTATAATAATCATCGGTTTGTTGTCGTAGTAATGTGCTTCGCTTGAACTGCTTGTTGTTCTGCCGACTTCTGCAACAGGGGAGAGCTGTTTTACTTCACCTGTCGTGTAGCCGTCTTTTGTATCGCTTATAACTTTGGCAAACATAAGTTTGTCAACGCCACGAAATTCAAAAATTTCATTTGATGCCATTTTCATTTCTCCTTTTTAGTTTGCTTTAAAATATTTTGCGTTTATTCCTCTTCCGTCGTGTGTAGGTTCGTCGCTGCCAATTGAATAGCCGTCACCTGAAACAATAAAGCCTGCCTGCTTCAAGGCTTTTTTTGCCTGCCTCAGCGTGTCATAGACGGCTTTCGGGTCGGTGCTGTAAAAATTCACGTCATAATCATAGATTATGCTGTGTTCGTCATTGTCGTAAAAACTGCTGCTTTCCGAATCATTATTCCAGAATGTAAAAAAACTGTCGGGATAAGGCTCATCATCAGCAAGTGAACCCTGAAGAAAAACAGGAACACAAAAAGCTTCAAGAATTTCAATAAGTTTATCTTCCATTTTATCCCTCCATAGTCTTTTTTATTTCTTCCATAAATATTTCACGCTGAATTTCTGCTATCTCTTTTTTTGTAGTATTGCCGAAAATATCATTGTAAAGCTGCTGGTCTTTTTTCATTCGTGGGGTTCCGTACATCAGAAATATTGAAGGCAAACCTCCCTGACTGATTTTAAAACCGACTTTAATTTCAGCCGTTGAACCGCTCCACATCACTTTTGCATCTTTGTTCAGGCTTCTTTCGGTCGCACCTGTCAGGTGATGCTTTTTAATATCCGCCGCAAGTTTCGGAGTTATATGGTCGTGTGTAGCCTGCAAGGCTTTTTCGGTCGCTTTTTTTATGTCGCCACCTAATTTATCAAGCCGTTCTGCATACTCTTCAAACCCTTTAAAATTCAAGCCGATTTTATTTTTTGCCATTATGCTCCGCCCCTTACACTGCGGATTTTAAATTTTAATACCTGATTCCTCATATTGATATTTTCGGGAGTTCCAAGTATTTCATATTCTTTTCCGTTTGTGTCTTTAAGGCGACAATCTGCTTTTATATCGGGTCTGTACCACGTTTCAACCTGTGCAGTGTCTTCGATTACAAGTGTTCCGTTGCTTGTTGTTTCGGTTCCGCCGAAACTTTTAAAACTGCAATATATAACACCTTTTTCAGCGTATGTTTTTTTGTTTGAACCTTTTATTTTAACAATTTCGGGTGTTTCAAGATACATTGGGACATTAAAGGGTTCATTCGGTCTGTAATTTGACATAATCAATCACCTTTTAACCTTAGCTGTATAACTCTCTGATAAAAATATTCTGAAAAGGTAACAGAACCCATTCCATAGTTCCACAGATCTGAAACACCTCTTGTTATTACTCCGGCAGAAGTTTCGGAATTAATCAGCTCTGTTGAAACTCCTGCATCTTCCATATAATTTTTTGTTTCGGCGATATATTCAAGAAGTGTGTTATCCTGAAAATCGCCTGTTATATTGAGTGAGGTTTTCACCTTTGCCAATAATTCCGATTTTTCCATTTTTATTCTCCTGTTTTTGTCTGCGGATAATTTTCGGCGATAAAATGCAACACTTCCGCAATTGTATTCCCTTTTATATCGGCGGCAGTTGTTTTACCGCCGATAATTTTTGCACCGAGTTCTTTTAATGCTTCAACGTTTTTTGACATCTGTTTTACCTCTTACTTTTTAAGGATAAACATACCGTTTACATCAAGCGGCTTACCGTCCATAATGCAAAGACCCTTGTTAATCCATCTGTTCTTGTCGTCATCATAGTAACGCTTAAAACCAATCTGTAACTGTGAGTTAATTGCATAGTCCGTCGGTCTGAAATAGATACCCCATGCATCGCCTGTGCTTGCTGTGTCGTAATCTGCTAAAATGTCAGGTTCGACAAGAATAACCTGTCTGCCTGCAAATCTGCATTCAAGGTTGCCTGTTTCAACGTTGTATGTTTCCTGATAAAGCGGTCTGTCGTTTGCGTCTTTAAGTGTCATAATGTTTGATTCCCATGTGCCTGCCGACATTACAAGCACGCCCTGACCTCTGTATGCAAGAGGGATTTTTGCAAAAAGATTTTTGCGGAACTTTGTCCAGTCTGCCATATCAGCAGCAGCAAATGTGATTTTGTGGTTTGCGGCAATTCTTGTATCGTTTAAAATACCAAGCGGCTGTCCTGAACCTGTACCTGCAACAATAACTCTGTCAAATTCTCTTACAAATGCTTCTGCAAGGAGTTTTGCAATTTCCTGTTCAAGGATATCAAGTGAAACGACCTGTGAAAGAAGTGACTGTGAAATTCTTGCCTCTACTGTATGATAGCCAAATGAAATTGAAGTCTTAATTTCAGGAACCGCCTGCGTGTCTGATACTGCTGTTTCGGAAATCCAGCTTACTGTCGGAACGAGTTCTTCGATAGGGAATTCAACACCGCCCTTGATATTAAGCTTTCTTACAAGGCTGTAAAGCTGACCGTATACCTTTATTTCACGGATAAATTCCTGCATAATGGTATTTGGAATTATTTTGCCTACATCAGCGGCAACAAGCATATCATCAGCACGCTTTTCATATGTCCATTCACCTGTCTGCACGTACTTCATAAATGCTTTTCTGTATTCCATCGAATCAAGTGCCGCAACATTTCTCTTTTCACCCTGCTTAAATCCTGCAAGAGGGTTAAAGCCGTGCTGAACTGCATTTGCAGGAACGTTTGAACGCTGTGCGTTGTCGTCCTTGTTGTCGTCTGAATCGTCTTTGCCGTTGTCTGAATTGTCTGAATCGTCTTTTTTGTCGAGTTCTTCAAGCTGTTTTTTTGCTTCGGCAAGTTCGTCAAGAACTTCGTCAAGAGTTTTGCCAAGTTCTCTTACTTCGTCTGCTGTTTTTGCGTCTGCAATCTGCTTTTTGAGTGCGTCACGCTTTTCTTCTTTTGCCTTAATCAGTTTAAGTAAAAAGTTCTTCATCTTTTTTCCTCCTAAATTTCGTATATGTATTTTGCTTTTAATTTTAATAAATCAAGGTCGTTTGACCTTGCATTATTAACTGCTTCATCAAGTGATTTTTTGTCACGTGCAGATATTTCCGTGCTTTCATACGCTGGAAATGTTACTGCACTTACTTCAAAGACCTGTCCGATTGATTTTATATGTCGTGTCGGGTGCTCACTTTCAAGGTTTTCCCATTCTTCGCCGTCAACCGTAAACATAAATGACATTCCTGTTATATCGCCACGCTGAACGGCTGAATACAGTGCCCTTGCTTCTGAATTGTTTTCAACATCAAGTTCAACCGATATTTCCATACCGTTTTTGTCAACATTAAAACGCATAGTGGAATTTTTATTTTTTTCTGTTGCTCTTGCAAGCGGGATTCTGTTTGTGTCGTGATTTACCAGAAATCTCACGTCTTTTAAATCTGCCTTATCCAACGCACCCGATTCAATTATTTCATCAAAAAAGCCTAAATCAGTTTTCGAATTATAAACAATTGGTCTGCCTGTCAGGGTATAATTTTTCTTTTCTTTGTCTTCACTTGCACGTATTTCAAAACTGTAATTTCGCTTGAATATTTCCATATTTTCACCCCTTTACATAATTGTTAAATTGACTATTTTGTAACATAAGGAAATCCAAATTTAAATGTTTCGTTCGCTTGAAAATCAGTTCCGTCTGCTTTTAAAAAATTAATATAACCGCTACTTTTCCATATATAACAAAGAACAAGTCGCATTGCAACATCACTCTCAAGTGGTGACATCGCACAAATCGAAATGCTGTCCTGAATAGGACGAGGTTGGGTCTGTATATTCAAATCCACTCGCTTAACATTTTCTGTTATTGTTACCGTACCGCTTGCAAATGCAAAATTACCTGAAATTGTCAAGTGGTCATCTGTTACAGTCCATTTATCTTGCTTAGATGTTGCACTCTTAAGTCCTGAGGTTTTTGCAACTGCTGATTTATTGTTATCAGCTATAAACTGTATTACTTCTGCGTTTGTTGTTCCTGGTACTTTTGCAACCTCAACGCCGCACATCTTAGCGGCGAGGTTTTTTAATGCACTAACATTTGACATATTTTATCACCCCTTTTTTAAACCATATATGTTAATACAACGTTCATTGCAATATCTGTGTGTCCACTTATATTTTTATCTGTCTTGGATCTAAAACTAATTGTAACGTTTCCATTCGTATACACCACCAAATCGCATAGAATTTCACCATAATTAGTATTAATCACATCTTCTCGAGCCACTTCCGCACCAGCTTTGCCAGCCGCCCACACAGGTACAAGAATATCTCCTGGTAAATCCTTAAAGGTTAATGATAAAACAGTTGTTTCTGGTGCAGATTCAAGCCTATAAAAATAACCATAAAAAGACACCATATTACCAAATCTTCTATAAATAAGTGTTGATTTTGTAATATCACACCATGTATTTTCAAACTCTGTGTTAGACAAATCAACTTCAACCCACCCTGTATCAACGACTTTTTTTGTCAGCTCTCTATTTGTCATAGCATACGGTACATAAGTATCATCTTTAATTGCTGCATAGCGGAGCATTGGTTTAAACGTATTGCTTATAGCCGCTTTTGAGTTAAGAGCTAACCCGATGCTATATTTTCCTGCTTCCGTTATCTCTATTGGCTGAGTTACTGCAAAGCTCTTCCAGTAACTGCCATTTTTATACATTTGATAAGTATATGAGGCGGTTGTTGTAGGGTTTGGAGTAAAGATGTAAGTTCCTGCACCTAAGCTTTGTCCTGCCATAAGCGGTAAATATGTAGTAGTTGTAAGAGTTGATGTGCCGCTGTATGTTATACTTCCATCTCCATTATTCTTTCTCGTTATTCCACCGCCTGTTGAATTTGGAATCAAAGAGTAATTTACTAAATTTTTGCTGCCATACTCATTAACAATAGTTGCGATTTCATCTGCTGTGGAATTTAAAACTGAATTTATCCCTGAAATTTCCGAATCAACGTCCTGAAATTTAAGCCCGACAGCTTTGCTCTGAACTGGATTAGTCGAAGCGGTGCTAATATCACTATCGACTACAGTTTTATTCGCTCCTGTTGCTATGCCTGCAAGCTTGTTTTTCTCTGCTGTTGTGTAGTCGTTGGTTGATAACCCTTTACCGCTTACTTTGTCAACTTTATTGTTTAATAAATCACCAGTTTCTTCTTTTGTATATCTTTCCACCGCTCCCTGCTTTGCTGTTTATAAGTGCAACAAGTCTTTTATCAAGTTTCAAAGTGTCACCCCCTTAAATCGGATACCATTTTTTGTTGTACAGGATATATATTTTACCTGTATCAACCGCCATAAATGTTGCACCGTCCTGAATTTCATAATCATCAGTATTTTCAACAGGTAACGTTGCAACCTCTCCCGAAAGTCCTATAAAATCAGCGACTGTCTGAAAATTAATTTTTGTCATTATTATCACCGCCCATCTGATAATCTTTTGCAATACCCACATCAACATAATTAAGCGACTGCATACGCTTTCCCACCAATTCAGGTAACGGTCGCATACCGAATGCGGCACGCTTTTCATTTTCATAAAGTGAACCGCAATCACCTAAAAGTCTTATCATTTCAAGCGTCTGACTTGTTGACATAAATATTAATTCTTTCGGGTAAAATTTAATTGCATTGTTGAAACTTCGTTCTCTTGGCGTGAAAAGCGTTTTTGTGAATGCCTGACTTAATGCAATTATTATCGGTTCGAGTGTTTTCTGATAAAAAGCTTCATACTGCTCTTTTGTGTAGTCGCCTGTCAGAATTGCAAGAGGTACACCGAAATGTCTTAATATTTTACCGTCAATAAATGCAAGCGTTTCAGCATCGACAAACTGTATATTTCTTTCAATAGGTGTAAAGTCTGCGGAGATGTCAAGAGGCAGGAAACCGCTTTCGCTGTTTCGTAACTTTTCTTCAAGTTCTGCAAGTGCTTTTTCGGTCTTGCCGCCGTCAATCATTGATTTAAACTTAACAACACCATTAACCGCACAACTGCTTGACATTGCTTTTGATAAATTTTTCAAAAGCTTGTAGTTTAAATCAAGTGTCTTTAAAAGTGCGTCATTGTCAGGCTGTCCCATTTCGTTACCGCCCATAAACTCATTTACTGAATAATGGTGTCTTATATGGATAACATCAGAATATTTCAGCGTTGTTTCGTATCCGCTTGAAAACGTAAACTTGACATATAACGTGTCCGTTACGTCCTGTAAAAAGTCAACCTGCGTCGGTGCTATTGGATATAAAGCCGTATAATTACGCTGTTCAACACCGTTTTCATCAGTCCACGATTTATAGACAGGAACAATAAAACTGTTATAATTCAGATACAACTGCCATATGACTTTTTCTATAAAGTCGCTTGTTGTCATTATTTCATTCGGTGCATTTAAAACATTTTGAATGTTGCTTTTTATCGGTTGTACATCGCCGTCAATTGTTCGCACGTGGAGAGGTGTAAGTTTTTTAAGTTCAGTTACAATACAGTTCACAGCCTGCTGTACAACGTCTGAAGCATATATATTTTGCCCGAACTGTGAATATATTGGTGTGTAGCCGTTCAATATATCGGCATACGCTGAATTTTTCGGTTTTCTTTTAAAAAGCTTTTCTTTAAGCCAACCCATTTATTCACCTCATTTCTCATTGTTTAAAATCTGTTTGTATTCGGTTCTGTTCTGTCTTAAAGTTTCGTAAAGGATAATAAGCGTAACAGCTCCGTCAATTCGTTTTGTGCGTTCCATTTTAACGCATAAAGCCTGCCCGAACGTATCAACTTTTATTCCTGCATTTTTTAAACACCATCTGTCAACTGGATTTTCATTATAGTTTATAAGCTGATGTTTGAAGTCTGCTTCACAAAGTTTCAATGCATTGCTAAGGGTATTTGCATTTTGAAGTATCAGAATCATATCGCCGTTTGACTTTTCCCAGCCATAGTCAGACATACGCTTTAAAAAGTCTTTTGAAAAACGCTGGTCATATCCGCATTTCCAAAGTTTTATATCATATTCTTCATAAAGCTTGTAAAACCAATCTGCAACAACAGATAAATCAATATCGTTTCCCTCTGTTATGGTAACTAAACCCTTTTCAGCCCATTCTTTATATCTTGCCCCTGCGTTCCAGTCGTCTGAATCTTCTAATTTTGATTCGGGGATAAAATACATAGTGTGTATGTATTTTGTTTTGTCGTTCGGTTTCATCATAAGGATTTTTGCACAGGTTAAGTCTGTAGTTTCTGACAAATCGACCGCACCCAAACAAATACACCCTCTGAAATTTTCAAGGTTATAAACCGCCTTATATGTATAATCTTCAAGATTCAGCCAACTTTCAGCCTTGTTCTGTTTGATATTAAAATCTTTTGACAAAACAAATATTCTGTCTGCTTTGCTTTTCCTTGCAATATCAACCTGTTCATCAAGATATTCCCACTTTTTGACAATTCCAAGTGTAGGGTTTGACTTAACCCAACTTTTTCGGTTTGTCCATACCTCTTGTTCAGAATCCTGAGAATAAAGCCAGGGTAAAAGCCTTGCGGCTGATATTCCGTCATCTTCACCATTGATAACTTTTCTTGCCTTTTGCAATTCATCATCAAGATAACCGCCCACAACAAAGCCTTCCGTTGTGATATTTATAAATTTCGGGTTGTCTTTTAAAGACTGCGACTGCTCAATTGATTTTGCAATAATATTTTCCTGCATTTCGTGGGTTTCGTCTATTATTGCAAAGTCAATATTTCGCCCTTCTTTGTTTCGGGTTCTGTCAGACAGCTTAAAAATCTTTGAACCATTTGCTTTATTCAAAATAAAACGCTGATTCCGCTTTGTATCAAGGCTGTCAGGGTCTATAAGCTGTCGCATTGTATCAATTGCATCATATGTAATAGATGCCTGATTATCATCATTTGAACTGCAAACAATATCCGCTCCGGCATTACCACAAATAAATTCAGATAATCCAAGAGCCGAACACGTTTCACTTTTGGTGTTTTTTCGTGCAATAAGCAAAATGACTTTTTTAAACCTGTCAAAACCTGTTTCACTCATTTTGAAACTGTATATTGCTTCAATAAAAGCCTTTTGCCAAAGCATTAGCACCATAGGTTTATTGTAAAACGGCGACTTTGTAAGTCTTACGCAATGCTGCATAAAATCCATTCTAAGGAGTGCGTCATTTCTGTTATAAAAATAAGCATCGTTTGAAAAATCTTCTTTTAAATTTTCAAGTTCCTGCCACAGCTCCTGCCCGACTATTATTTCGCCGCTTTCAATTCTTGCACGATATTCCAGAAGAAAAGAATTATCAGGTGTCCAGATAGTTTTATTCCGAATCAACATAAAGGTTCATTCTCTCTTTACACCATTTTTCCAAAGCAGAACTTTCAACATTTGTTTCATCTCCTGTTTGCCTTAAAAGGACTTTTATAACATTCACATATTGCTGTAAAAATTCTTTATAAAGCTTTGCGGCAGGAGTGCTTTTCTGCTGTTCAGGGTTATTCGGATTTACTCGAAGCATCGGCAACTTTTTGAGCCTGTCAAGCTGACTTTCAAGGAATATGACTTCATCTGCAAGCGGTTCTGTTATTTCTTTATCCGTTTTTTCAAGGATTTTCAAAAGTTCTTCTTTTCTATCCGTATTTTTCACCCCTTTTTCAAAATGGAAATTCTCGTTTTGACCTCTTCTGCGTAAATTATGAGATCGGAAGAGCGTCG